GCTGTATTTTGAATCCCATACTGCGATCCCACAGGACCGCATGCTTGTATTTGGACAACCGACTCGGGTGCGAAACTCGCATCGGGTTCTCTTCGGATTCTAGTAAAGCCACATAGTTACTAGGTTGTTGCACTAATGCATAGATAGACTCCACAACATTGGTTGCAGCGCTACCAAAAGTTAACTGAAAAAGTGCTTTAGCAGCCGAAACTCCTAAATCATAATACTGAGTAGTGCGACTGACGCTGCTTCCATCAACAACGCCATTGTGTGACACCACCCAATCTACATTTTCAGCAACAATCGGATACATTTCCATAACAGATTTTACGTCAGCAACACTTTGTGTAGTGGTCAATTGATAATTACCAGGCATAGGAAACTCAATTAAGAGTGTCCCATCCCCGGAATCTTCAGGATAGGTAATTGTAGGTCGATTGTAAGGGGATATGTATTGTGAACCCACATCTCCCAAACTGGCGGCAATGTTAGCCAACGTGCCCTGGGTTCTTACCTCCAGAGCACTAGCCAACAAAAGACTTGGTGATTGTTTTGGGTTGTAAAAGACAAATTTGTAATGAACAAATAAGTCATAAACTTCCACACCAGGGGTATCCGAGATAGCTACAAAAGTAAACTTTCCCGGAGTGTACAACTGTCCTGCAGTTGGCACAGCACCATCAACTAAACAATAAAATTTATTCAAAGGTGCACCAATCTTTCTCAAACTGTGATGACTTAAGTCCTTCCAGTAATTAATTGATTGAGCACCGATGTAATTCATCATCTCAAAAGTTGACACGAATGTCGGGTCATTCTGATTTTGTTGGGTCGCAACTAGCAACCGTCCTTTCGTATCAGACCCTGTACGAGATTGAAACTCGTACATCACATACATTGCTTGGAACTGTTCCCAGTTCATAGCAGTGCCGGCCAACCACGGGAAGTTATCCTCTGATGCTGGCTGCAACTGGTAAACCGTAGGAGCGAAGGTTGTTGTCGTTAAGACGGGTTGTAAATATTCTTTATGTTCAACCACACACATCCCTCTCCCCATTGATATCCTAGGCTCCATACTAGTCGTTTTGGAACCCATTGCAGCAGGCACCTTGAACTTCACCAAGGCCTGGCTAGAGGGTTTACTGGCACCCCCCAAGCCATTGCCTCCCTTACGGGAGGACTTGCCCTTGCCTTTCAGGTTGAATCCCTGAATTTTGGCACGGGCTTTCGCCTTCACTTTTGCCTTGCGGCTCTTCTTGGAAGGCATTGTCTCCACCCCACCGGAGGAGACCAAGCAATTTAATGCAAAATGGTAATTGTGGGCTGTGTCGCAGTTCATTTCTAAACTGCATTAACAATTCGCGACTCGGCATCTTTTGACTCAACAATCGATACATCGTCTTCGACCATCCTAATGGCACTGCAACACCCTCAATAAAGAGGCTGCTACAGAATTCAAACGATTTTCCATCACATTTCTTATATAATTTAACTGTGTGTCCAAGTTCTTCGTATTTCTCACGAGCTCCCGGAACAAACTGTTCGACACAATCATCACCCATAGTTATAGCCCATGCACAACCAATTAAGGTAGCGATGGCCCAACGCATTCTAGAATTTCCACAACTGGTGTTATAACTGCCCGAGCATCTTTTCCCCGGAATTAACTGGGTATATAGACGTCCATCAGATAAGGCAAACACACAATTGGCTTCACACCATGCGCGATTTCGCAATAGTCGCCAAAAACCTGAGCAACCTTGACCAGATAACACGTATCTAGCATCAGCTTCCCATTTCAGCTCCCATTCTTGTACAGACCAATCCCACGCACTGATATCAGTTTCAGCTGCTTCACCTATTTGTGAACTCATCGTAGACCACAATTTAGTCTGAGCATTATCATCAAATCCTATTCCAGGTTTCGATGGTATTTCAGTCCAATTCGCAATCTCCAATTTATTCTGTTTTGAATAAAGCAAGCGCTCCACTAATTGATCAACCAAACTCACTGAGCTAATCGGTCGGTATCGCTTCCCTTTAATCTTTAAGCTAGAATGAGGTTCATTCTTTACAAAAATCTTTACAGGGTCGCAATAACCTTCTTTCACTAATTGAATCGGGGTCTTAGTCCGAAAATCGTCGACATTACACGACATAAGTAATTTCAT